TAAAGCTATTAAACCTATAACTCAACTAAGAATGATGGAAGATTCACTAGTTATTTACAGGTTAGCGAGAGCACCCGAAAGAAGAATGTTTTATATTGACGTTGGTAACTTACCGAGAGGTAAAGCCGAACAATATATGAAAGATATTATGGCCAAGTATCGTAACAAACTGGTTTACGACGCTAAGACAGGCGAAATAAGAGATGATCGTAAACATATGTCTATGTTAGAAGATTTTTGGCTACCGCGAAGAGAGGGCGGTCGTGGAACGGAAATATCTACGCTTCCCGGTGGAGAAAATTTAGGACAGATAGAAGACATAATATATTTCCAAAAAAGATTGTACAGGTCGTTAAACGTGCCATTAAACAGACTTGAACAAGAGCAACAGTTCTCATTAGGCAGAGCAACTGAAATAAGTCGTGATGAATTAAAATTTCAAAAGTTTATTGATAGATTAAGAAACAGATTCTCAACTTTCTTTTATGAAATATTGAGAAAACAACTATTAATGAAAAATATTATTACAGACGATGATTGGAATACGTGGAAAAATGAAGTTAATATTGACTACACACGCGATAACCATTTTTCAGAATTAAAAGAAGCTGAATTACTTAGAGAAAAAATACAAACATTAGATCAAATTCAAAATTATGTCGGTGAATATTTCTCTAAACAATGGGTGCAAAAGAATATTCTTCTTTTTGATGATGATGAAATCGAAAGAATGGATAGTGAAATAGCTGCGACGCAGCAAGAACCAGAAGACGATCAAGGAGCAGTATAATGTCTGAAGAAAAACAAATGCCTGACAATGTAGATACCATTGAAGATTTGGTAAAGCATTCGTTAGCACAAGATTATAATAAAGCAAATGAAGTATTTGGTAATGTAATGACTACTAAACTTGCAGATGTGTTAGACCAAACAAAAGTAAAACTTGCTGGTCAAATTTATAATGGTGATCCAGAAGATGAAGATGATCCATTAGAAGATGAAGACTTTGAAGAAGAAGATACAGAAGAAACTGAAGAAGATGATGATGAAATTGAGGATGACGAAGAAGAAGAAGTCGAAGGTGCTGCTGTATAAAACTGAAAATGTATAAATATAGTTAACATGAAAACTTTTTTGCAAATAAGAGAATTAACTGGCAGGAAACCTGAAGGTAGAATGGTCTTTAATAAAAAAATTAAAGGCGTTAAAGTAATGATTCATAAAGAAAGAAATGGATTTGTTGCATACATAGACGGCGATAGACTAGATGTCTATAAATCTCAAAAGGAAGCAGAAAAGGCTGCCAACGAATTTATGAAACAATATAAGTAGGTAAGAACATGAAACTAATATCAGAATTTACTGAGAATAATATAGAATTTATCACGGAACAAGATGAGAAAACCGGTAAAAAAGGTTATAAGATTCGAGGTATATTCGCACAAGCAGAAAAAAAGAATCGAAACGGTCGTATATATCCAATGCCTATCATGGAAAAAGCTTTGACTAAATACAATGATGAGCAAGTTTCCAAAGGTAGAGCAGTAGGTGAATTAAATCACCCTGAAGGACCGACCGTCAATTTAGATAAAGTTTCTCACAAGATCAATAAACTTGAATTTCAAGGTAATGACATTGTGGGTGAGGCATCGATATTGGAAACCCCGATGGGACAAATTGTAAAAGGTTTACTCGACGGTGGCGTTACATTCGGTGTATCGACTCGTGGTATGGGAAGTTTGAGCCAGCGTAATAACGCAATGATCGTCAATGATGATTATATTCTTAACGCGGTAGACATCGTGCAAGATCCATCCGCACCTGGAGCTTTTGTTAATGGGATAATGGAAGGTGTTGAATGGGTTTGGAATAACGGTATTATAGAAGCACAAACAATTGAGAAAATGGAGACTGAAATTAAGAAGGCTCCACGAGCTAATCTCTATGAGACAGAGGTTCGTGAGTTTAAGAATTTCCTCTCGTTATTAAAATCAAAATAAGGAGTCAAAAATGACTGATAAAAATATTGAAAATCAGGACGTGGAGCTCCAAGAGAGTGAAGAGGAAATCTCTGAAATGCAAAAACACGATCCTAAAAATGCTGAAGCTCAATCAGTCGCTTCTGTAGACAAGGCCGGTGAAGCCACTGGAACTGCACCAAAGCGTAAAGGTGACAACACTAAACAAGATCCAATGCCAAAGACTAAAGCAGGAATGATTGCTGCTATGGTTGGTAAAATGCAAGGTATGAATAAGCAAGCCATTACAGCAATGTATAATGGTGAAAGCTTTGAGCCTGAAGGTAATGCGATCGCTGAAGAAGAAGTCAAAGATCAAGTTCAAGTTGAAGTTGATTTTAAAGACGATCTTAAAGCACTTGTCAACGAAGAAGCAACACTTTCAGATGAGTTTAAGCAGAAGGCAGAGACTATCTTCGAAGCTGCAATCAATTCAAAAGTAAATGCTGAGATTGACAGATTAGAAGAGAAGTATAACGAAGAACTAGCCGAAGAGATTGAAACTACTAAATCCGATCTCGTAGAGAAAGTTGACAATTACCTCAACTACGTAGTTGAAAACTGGATGGAAGAGAATAAGTTAGCTATTCAAAATGGCTTAAGAACTGAGATTGCAGAAGACTTTATGAGTAAGTTGAAAGGCTTATTTGAAGAGTCATATATCGAAGTGCCAGAAGGAAAGGTTGACTTAGTAGATGAATTAGCTGGACAGGTTGAAGAATTAGAAGCCACAGTTAACGAATCAACTCAAAAAGCAATCGACATGGCTGTTGAGTTAGAAAGCTATAAAAGAGATGCAATCATTAGAGAAGCATCTAAAGACTTAGCTGAAACTCAAGTCGAAAAACTAAAAGGCTTAGCAGAAAACGTTGATTTTGAAGATGAGAAAACTTTTGCGGAAAAAGTTGCTCAATTGAAAGAATCATATTTTGCAAAAGCTGCAAAGAGTCAAGATGACAATATTGAAGAAGAAGATACATCAACTGTAGAATCTTCAGATTCAATGGCATCTTACCTTAGTGCAATAAAGAAAACCAATAAATAGGGGAGCCCAAAATGGTATCTTACGATAAATTAATCGAAAAATGGTCTCCAGTACTCGATGAAGAGTCAGCTGGTAAAATTTCAGACCATCATAAAAAAGCCGTTACAGCTGCAGTTTTAGAAAATCAAGAGATCGCTCTTAGAGAAGAAGGAATGATTAACGAAGCTGCACCTACTAACTCAACATCGGCTGCAGCTAACTGGAATCCAGTATTGATTGCATTAGTCAGAAGAGCTATGCCAAACTTAATGGCATACGATGTCTGTGGTGTGCAACCGATGTCTGGCCCAACAGGCTTAATCTTTGCAATGAAATCATTGTATAAGACAACAAGAGGCGGTGCAACTGCTGGAGACGAAGCATTATTCGACGAAGCAGTAACACCATATTCTGGTGATTCATCAGCAACTCATAACACTGCAGCTGGCCCATCAGGTTTAGTTGGTGTTGACTCAGCTGCTCAAGATTCAAACTTAGATGATCAAAGAAACACTAGCGGTTTCGGCGGTGGTATGGAGACAGGAGATGCGGAAGGTTTAGGTTCTTCATCTACAGATCCAAATTCTTCATTTGCTGAAATGGGTTTCTCAATTGAGAAAGCCACTGTGACTGCAAAGTCAAGAGCTCTTAAAGCTGAATACAGCTTAGAATTAGCTCAAGACCTTAAAGCTATTCACGGTCTTGATGCTGAGACAGAATTGGCAAACATCTTGTCAACTGAAATCTTAGCTGAAATCAACAGAGAAGTAATCAGAACTATTAACTCACAGGCAAAAACTGGTGCTCTACAATCAAACACTGCAATCAATGGTATCTTCAACGTACAGACAGATGCTGATGGTAGATGGTCAGTTGAAAAGTTCAAAGGTTTAATAATGCAGATCGAAAGAGAAGCTAACATTATCGCTAAAGAGACACGTAGAGGTAAAGGTAACTTTATCATCTGCTCATCTGATGTAGCTTCAGCTTTAGCTGCTGCAGGTATGTTAGACTATGCTCCAGCAATGGCAACAAACTTAAATGTAGACGATACAGGTAATACTTTTGCTGGTACATTAAACGGTAGAACTAAAGTATACATCGACCCATATGCTGTAGGTGACTATGTAACTATAGGTTATAAAGGAACTAACGCATACGATGCAGGTCTCTTCTATTGCCCATACGTACCATTAACAATGGTAAGAGCAGTAGGTGAGGATACTTTCCAGCCAAAAATTGGTTTTAAAACCAGATATGGTATGGTATCAAACCCATTCGTTGGTGGTACACCTGCTAGTGGTCTAGCTGCTGTTAAGACTAACCAGTACTATAGAATATTCAGAGTTGATAATATTCTTGGTGCCTAAATCTTAGCACTTAATATTTCAAAGAGGAGCTTCGGCTCCTCTTTTTTTGTGTATAAATACAACTATATAATACTAGGAGAAAATAATGCCTGTAACATTAAAATTAAAATTTGTTAAACCAGATGCAGACACTCCATCTTATATCAATTATGAAATGGGTAGAAAGATACGTGAGTATCAATTGGCTGGTAAAATAATTCAAGAGCCATCAATAGAAATTTCTGATGATGGTTTAGTTGAAACACGCACAATAATGTATGATTCTGCAGGAAGTGCTAATGATTTTAGAGTTGATGACGTTGCTGTAGAAAATCAACAACTAAGATACGAGTGGTGTAAAGCCAATAATGTGAAATTTAGTTTCACTTTGGATGAAGGTTAATGTCATTAACAACTAACTTCAATTATCTTCAACCTACGGGATTCAAACTCGTAATAGATAGAGCTAATTATCCAAATCTTGAATTTTTTGTGCAAGATTTTACGCACGCTGGTGTTATTATGAACACTGCCGATGTTGCATACAAGAAAATAGCTGCAATTCCATTTATAGGCGATAAACTTACGTATAATGAAATGCTCGCGAACATCATATTAGATGAAGATATGAAGTCTTATAGAGAAATGCATACTTGGATGAGAAGAATACTCGATCAAGATAACATAACGCCTGTAGATAGATTTAAAAATAATACACAAAGACCGCCAGCACAATCTGATATAACACTGTCAATACTCAATAGCTCAAATAATCCTATAGTGAGAATAGTCTATAGAGATTGTATACCAACTGCGTTAACTGATATTCAGTTTCAATCTACAGCCGGAGGTGAATCATTCATAACCTTTGGAGCTTCTTTTAGATTTACATACTTCGATATACTGCACAAAGATGCAACAACTGGAGGATTTGTAGATGGAGATTCATTTTCTGTTACCGGCAGTGTTGGGTAACATTATGAAACATGTCGCTTTTAGAAAAAATATATAAACAAAGATTTCAAGCAAGAAGATTTTGCAAAGACAATATTCCAGATAAAGAATTAATAAATTCATTATTAGAAAAAGCTTTTAACTTAGTTTCATCTAAGCAAAACTTAATGCCTTATAAACTTACAGTTTTTGGCCCAGAGCACACCGAATTAAAACAAAAATTTTGGGAGTCTGCAGCATGGCATTGGGAAAAACCTGAAAAATTTAAAGAACATCATGGCACAATTCAACTTTTGGCGCCGTATGTTATAGTCTTCAGTGATAGACAAGTTAATGATTACAACCCCTCAGTTAAAAGAAAACTTGAAGAAGGACATCCGTATAAATTAAATTTACGTGAAAATTATTGGACAAAAAATATGGAAGTAGGAATGTTTGCTAAACTATTAACTGGATTGTGTTTAGAAAAAAACTTAGCAGTATCTTACACTTTATGTTTTCCAGGAAGCATTCCTTTGCACCATCGTATTAAAGATGAACTAGTTATAGATATTAATACAGCTTTTTTATTTATGAGCATTGGATACGCAGATGGCGGAAACTTTGTTTTGGAAAAAGATGAATGTAAACCACCTATTGAAAATATTATTGAATGGAGATAACCATGGATAGAGAAGATCAAGTTAAGCATATGTTTTATGATTGGGACAACGAAAGAAAAGTAATGCTTGACATACAAAAATGTCAAAGAAACTGGGATTATGGCAAATGGTTTAAAATACATAAACAATTAAGAGACGAAATTATTGATGAACTATTATGGATAGCTACAAATGCACCGTCAAAACAACATGAAGGTTATTATGATGTTTACTACTCGTCAGATAGAAATGTAATACAAGAAATATCAAGATATACTTGGGGTTATACACACAGAAGAAATCCTCCCGCAACATGGCGAAACTCACAGGCAAATGCTAGTTTATACATTTTATTCGTAGGTAAAGAACCTAATAGCCAATTAAATTGTAACGCGGACGGAACTCCAAAATCTAACGCAGATCCAAATAGATGGCAAAATGCTTACTGCAGCATAGGCATCGCTATTGGTTTAACAATGAGAGCAGCTGCTAAAATGGGTTTTCAAACTGGTTGCAATAAAAGCCACAATGATTTGAATGGTAATGATTATTGGGAAAAAAGACTAGGTATATTAGATGATGTCAAAGCAGGTAAAAAACAAATATGTTACGGATTAGGCATTGGTTTTGGAAAAGAAGGTGTTGAGAGATACATTTCAGATGAAACAGAAATTATGATAGGTGCCGGTAATGGCGGGAGAATAACAACTACTGGTCAAGAAATAAGTCCTAGTCAAATTAAAAAAGGTAAAAAAATGAGAAAAGCTAAGATAGTTAGTTTAAAAGAACACGCAGGTACACACGTAGAAGATCCATACGGAAATAGACATTATATACCTGCTAAAGCAGAGTTTAAAATTAATTCTTTTAGAAATAGAGGTATTGAAGTTAAAGAAATAAAGTGATATAAATAAATTTGGAGATATTATGATTGATTTGAAACAAGTCCACGATATGTGGCAAAAAGACTGTATTATTGATAATGCTAGATTAGATGAAACATCTAGACACACCCCATCATTACATTCAAAATATTTACAGTATTGGTCAACAGCAAAGCTTGAATTAAAACGTGCTGAGTTTGAACAGAAAAAAATATTAAAAGATAAATGGTTATATTATAATGGAAAGATGGATCAAAAAACTTTAGAAGAAAAAGGTTGGAATCCTGATCCTTTTGATGGTTTAAAGATACTAAAAGGTGAAATGGATTATTATTATGAAAGTGATCCAGAAATTCAAAAATCAGAAGAGAAAATACAATATTGGAAAACAACGATAGATACACTAACAGAAATTATAGATAATTTAAAATGGCGACATCAAACTATATCGAACATAATCAAATGGAAACAATTCGAGTCAGGAAATTAAATCATTCAATCATACATTTAGAGTGTGATAGAAGTATTGGAGCAGAATTAAGAGAGTTTTTCTCTTTTTATGTGCCGGGTTATAAATTCATGCCTGCATATCGTAATAGAATGTGGGATGGAAAGATAAGACTATATAATCAAACTACTGGCCAAATACCTGCAGGTTTATTTCCTCAGATACTTTCATTCGCAGAATCAAGAGAATATGAATTAGAAATAGAAGAAACTGAATACGGCGATCCAAACTCTGGTAATGAAATTAATGTAGAATTTATGATGCAGTTTATAGAAGCATTAAAGTTACCTTTTAAAATACGCGATTATCAGTTTGATGCTGTATGTCATGGTATACAACATCGCAATGCTATACTACTTTCACCTACTGGTTCAGGCAAGTCGCTAATTATATACGTATTAATGAGATGGTTACTAGCTGCGTATGGAGAAAAAGATATTTTAATTATTGTGCCTACCACATCTTTAGTTGAACAAATGTA